TTAGTGATAATCTAAGAAAAGTAATAAGAGATGAGTTCAAAGGTGTAAAGGATTTACTTGATTTTGATAGTAAGTCTCATGAGATATTTCGTAACTGGTATGTAGATGGCAGACTACATTACCATAAAGTTATTGATTCAAAAAAACCTGATGAAGGTATTCAGGAACTAAGATTTATTGATGCTCTCAAGATAAAATTGATGAGGGTCCAACCCAAGAATGAGAAGGGTGCTAAAGGTGCTGAAGGCATTCCCGTTATGCCATACTCAGGGGAAACAACAGTAAACAAAGATGCTAAGGTAGTAGAATTTTATACCTATTATCCACAAGGTATGGCACAGAGATATGGTTCTGTTGCTGGTAAGGGTGTAAGAATTGCTAAGGATTCTATATGCCATATCCATTCTGGACTAGTAGATAGAAATAAAAAACTAACATTATCATACTTACATAAAGCAATCAAAGGTCTCAACCAGTTGAGAATGATTGAGGACTCTCTTGTTATCTACAGATTATCAAGAGCACCAGAAAGAAGAATATTCTACATTGACGTTGGTAATCTTCCAAAGGTAAAAGCGGAACAATACTTACGTGATGTAATGAGTCGCTATAGAAACAAACTTGTATATGATGCAAACACAGGAGAAATAAAAGATGACAAGAAGTTCATGTCAATGCTCGAAGACTTCTGGTTACCGAGACGAGAAGGAGGACGAGGTACTGAAATCTCTACGCTTCCAGGTGGTCAAAATCTTGGAGAACTTGCTGACATCGAGTACTTCCAAAAGAAACTGTATCGTTCATTGAACGTTCCTGAGTCTCGTATTGGAGATACTGGTGGTTTCAATCTAGGTAGATCATCTGAGATTTTACGTGACGAACTTATGTTTAGTAAGTTTGTTGGTAGGTTGAGAAAGAGGTTTAGTGCTCTCTTTTTAGATCTTTTAAAAACACAGTTGGTTCTAAAGAACATTGTCACCCCAGAAGATTGGACTAAGATGTCTGAGCACATACAGTTTGACTATGTGTATGACAATCATTTTGCAGAACTAAAAGATCATGAGTTGATGACTGAACGTCTAAACATCATGGTTGCTATTGAACCATATATCGGTACATACTATTCTAGAGATTATGTCAAGCGTAAAGTCTTACGTCAGACTGATGAAGAGATAGAAGAGATGACGCAAGAGATGGAAGAAGAGAATGCACTAGGTGTAGGTCTTCCATTGGAGCAACAGAATATGATGTTACAGGCAGGTATAGAAGCAGAGATGCCACAGACTAATGGTAACGGTAACGGTGCTACTAACGGTGGTTCAAAAAATAATTTAGGTAAAACTGTCAAAGAACCTAAAGGTCCAGATGCAAAAGGATCACCTGAAATAAACATCAAGAAAGCTAAAATTTGAAGATCTACTTTGATGGATGCTCTTATACTAGGGGATCACCTAGGTGGGGAGTTGATAATTGGGAGGAGAGAAGATGGTCTAAGTTACTAGCAAATAAATTAGATGCAGAAGAATATAATTTTTCTTGTGGTGGAGGATCTAATCCACGTATTTTGAGAAATATTACTACGAAGCACGATATATCTGATTATGATCTTGTTGTTATTTTAATGACCCGTCCAAATAGAACTGAATATTTTTATAATGGAAAGTTTAGAAATGTATTATCAACAAAAAAATTTGAAGATCCAAAAATTGCACAGTTTTGGAATTTTTATTATAAAACCATATATGATGAACAATACGGTGATACATACGAAGAGACAATTCAAAAATCGATCAAAGCAATATGTGAAGTGAACAAAGTTCCTCTAGTATTGATGAGTAATTGGGAAAAAACAAAATTATCTTTTGATATGATGGTTCATTGTGACATATATGGGCGAACAAGTCCTACTGACAAACATCCAGGTTTAGATGCACAACCCAAAATTGCAGATGATATTTACAACTTTATAAATAAATACAAGCGTTTTTACTGATTATGGATTCAACTGAACTAGTCGATATGATTATAGCGGATGCTCCTGCATCGGAGATTCAAGATGCTATAAAGTCTTTAGCGTATGCTAAGTCTGCCGACATGGTTGATAAAATTACTCCTGATGTTGCTGCTGGTATCTTTGGTGATCAACCAGAAGATGAGGTAGAGCAACCTGAAGCTAACGCTGAAGTTGAACAAGAACCTACAACGGAAACAGAAGAATGAGTGCATCACAACCATTATCATTAGTTACAGACTATGGTGAATTGTCTAGTGCAAATGCCACATCTGCTGTTACCAGTGCTTCAGTTATAAAGACTGGGATATTGTATGTTGTTTGTTCAGATGATAAAGCAGCAGGACACATTGCGGTTTGTAATACAGCAAACCAAGCAGGTGTTGGATCATTCCATGTAGCAAAGGGAGATGACTTCCTTTACAGATATGGACATCCTGCTAACGCACCAGTATCGGCAATTAGTAAAGCAGCATCTGCTGTTCTTACCATAGATCATACTGATAGCAAGATCCAAGTCGGTGACTATGTTACATTGACAGGAGCAGCAGTAGGTGCATGGAATACACTTATTGCTCATGTAGAAGTTACTGCTAAATCTCAACCACAACAGTGGAATGATTATAAGCAAACTATTACAGTCAATGCCAACAGTTCTGCACTAGCAGATTTCACTGGCACTGCAACATTATCTAAGTCGGTGATCTTTAGACTAGCACCTGAGACAGCATCAGGATGCACATTGCACTTAAACGAGGTAGGAGTAGGATGAAGTTAATTTCAGAAGAAATTGAATCAGTTGATATTCTTACCGAAGAAAAAGACGGCAAGAAAACTCTGTATATTTCAGGACCATTTTTACAGGCTGAGGTAGTCAATCGCAATAAGCGTTGCTATCCTATTGCTACCATGCAAAAAGAAGTCAAGAGATATAGTGATGAGTTTGTATCTAGAGGTCGTGCTCTTGGAGAATTGGGTCACCCCGATGGTCCACAGATAAACTTAGACCGTGTGTCACATAAGATTGTTTCTCTTACACAAGAGGGTAATAATTTTATGGGTAAAGCACAGATCCTAAAAACACCTATGGGTAAGATAGCAGAATCGCTTCTTGCTGATGGTGTAAAACTAGGTGTTTCATCTAGAGGTATGGGATCTATTAGTCAACATGAAGGTGTCTCTTATGTTGGAGAGGACTTTATGTTAGCAACTGCTGCTGATATAGTAGCAGATCCTTCTGCACCAGATGCTTTTGTAGATGGTGTTATGGAAGGTAAAGAGTGGGTATGGGAAGGATCTATTCTACGTGAAAAACAAGTAGAGCAGGTAAAGTCCACTATAAATACTCTTGTAGATCAGAAAAAACTTGAAGAGCATAAGCTTGCTTTGTTCTCTAAGTTCTTACGGGATCTATAATTCTATAAATAATAAAAGAAATTCTAAGGAATAAACAACGGACTGGTAACAATGACCGCATCTAACAGCGAACTACATGAGATGGAGAACCAGGTAACTAAAGGTGCTAAACCAGCAGAACCTAAAGCAACCACTCCAAATTATGTACCCGATAACGCACCCATCGAAGATCTAGGTGGACCTACACCTACGAACTACAAGTCAACTGACAACTCAGCTAAGTTGAAAACACCTAACGCTGCATTTGCTCAGACTGGCGATGTACAAACTAAAGGGACTGCAGGTACAGTTCAGCAAGATGGTCCTCTCGGACCAGTTGGCATGAAGTCATCTGGTTACGGTAAAGGTGCTAACGAAGAAGTAGAAGCACCTGCTGAAGAGACTACCGAGACCGTAGCAGAAGTTCAAGAGATCGATATCGACCTTACTGATGATGTGAAAGCATTGTTTGAAGGCGAAGAACTATCTGACACATTCCAAGAAAAAGCACGTACAATCTTTGAAGCGACTGTAAAGTCTAAGATTGTTAGCGTAAAAGAATCCCTTGAAGCGGAATTCTCTAAGAAACTTGAAGAAGAAGTTTCTGAGTTTAAGACTACGCTTCAAGAGCGAGTAGACAACTACCTCCACTATGTTGCGACTGAGTGGATCGAAGAGAATGCTCTTCAGGTAGAGTCGGGAATCAGAGGGGAACTCTCTGAGTCCTTTATGACTGGCCTCAAAGGTCTTTTTGAAGAACATTATGTTTCAATCCCTGAAGAAAAATATGATGTCTTAGAGGCGATGGTCACTAAACTAGATGAAATGGAGAATAAACTAAATGAGCAGATCGATAGCAATGTGTCTTTGACAAAGCGTTTATCAGTATCTGTATCAGACAACATCCTTGACGAAGCAAGTGCAGGTCTAGCATTATCCCAAAAGGAGAAGCTTGCTGAACTAGCTAAAGGTGTTGAGTTTGAGAGTGAAGAACAATACAGGGAAAAACTCAATACGCTGAAGGAATCTTACTTTGCTAAGAAGCCTGTATCTGAGTCCCAAGAAGTCACTGAAGAGACTTCTATCAACGAAGAAGTCAGCCCAGCAATGGGTCAGTACCTTCAGGCACTTCATAAGTTCCAATAAATTAAATTCAACCTTACACTTTTTATAGGTAAACTCACATGTTTAACTCTGGACAACTCCAGAAGAAGTGGCAACCTCTCCTAGAGGCAGAAGGACTTGATAATATCAAGGACAACCATAGGAAAGCAGTTACCGCACAACTTCTAGAAAACCAAGAAAGATTTTTAAGAGAGGAGAGAGCATTCTTATCAGAAGCACCTCCTACAGTAAACACAGACCCTTCAGGCACAGGTAACCCAGGTTTCTCTGGTAGTGCTGCTACAGGTGGTCCTGTTGCTGGTTTCGACCCTGTGTTGATCAGCCTTATCCGTCGTGCAATGCCTAACTTGGTCGCTTATGACCTAGCAGGTGTTCAGCCAATGAACGGACCTACTGGTTTGATCTTCGCAATGAGATCTAAGTTCGACAACCAGAACGGAACGGAAGCATTATTCAACGAACCAGATTCAGCGTTCTCTGCTCAGAACTCTGCTGCATCACTCAATCAGGGTGATTACACAGGGGCTACTGACGGTGGTACAGACGTTGGTTTTGGTACAACTGCTCAAGGTGGTACTAACCCATCAATCTTGAACGGTGGTTCTGACAATGCATTCTCACTTGGACAAGGTTTCAAGACACAAGATTTGGAAAAGTTAGGAGATAATACTTCTACTAACGACTTCCGTGAGATGGCATTCTCAATCGAGAAAGTTAGCGTTACTGCTAAGTCTCGTGCGTTGAAAGCTGAGTACTCACTAGAACTTGCTCAAGACTTGAAGGCAATTCATGGTCTAGACGCAGAAGCTGAGTTAGCAAACATTCTTTCTACTGAAATCCTTGCGGAAATCAACAGAGAGATCGTTCGTACAATCTACAAAGTTGCTGAACCAGGTGCTCAAACAAACACTGCTACAACAGGTGCGTTTGACTTAGACACCGACAGTAATGGTCGTTGGATGGTTGAGAAGTTCAAAGGTATGATCTTCCAACTAGAGCGTGATGCTAACGCTATCGCACAAAGAACTCGTCGTGGAAAGGGTAACATCATCCTTTGCTCTGCTGACGTTGCTTCTGCACTTACTGCTGCTGGACAACTAGATTATACACCTGCACTCAACAGCAACTTGAATGTTGATGACACAGGTAATACATTTGCTGGTACACTTAACGGACGCTATAAGGTTTACATCGATCCATTCGCTGCTAACCTAGACGCTAACCAGTACTACGTTATGGGTTATAAGGGTTCATCTCCTTATGATGCTGGAATATTCTACTGCCCATACGTTCCACTACAGATGGTTCGTGCGGTTGGTCAGGACACATTCCAACCAAAAATTGGCTTCAAGACCAGATATGGTATGGTTGCCAACCCATTCGCTGAAGGTACAACTCAGGGACTTGGACGTATCACTGCTAATAGCAACAGATACTACAGACGTGTTAAGGTTACCAACCTTATGTAAGCGAGACGCTTATAACTTCAAAAGAGACTCCTATATAAAGGGGTCTCTTTTTTTATGTAATGGATAAAGATCAGAAGTGGAATGATGCTCTTACTATTTTTACCGAGAGTGTTCATAAACCAGATAGCAAACTCAGGAACTGTGCTCACAACCAGAAATGTTACCATGAGCTGATGGAAGTACGAGAACAGGTACTTTCTTACCTAACTACTATACGAAGGTAATCTTAGGAACAATGAACGGCAGACTTTCAAAAGTTGATATGACAAATAGATTATTTCAACTAAAAAGAGAATTAGATTACAAATGCGAGATTGGTGAGATGGGAGAATGGGAGTGCAACGGTGCTAGAAAATATATGAACAAAGCAATGGATACTCTTGATGAGTATTGGGCATAAATATAAAAAAGTAATTATGTAATGCCAACCAGAAAATCATTACATCCTAGCAAATGGAAAGAGGTTACTAACCGTAACTTCCTATCTGTTGTTGGTTTTAAATTTGCTTTAGAACGTTGCCCCAAAGTTGACTTCTATTGCAATAGTGCTAATCTACCAGAAATTACTTTAGGTCATGCTGTACAACCAACATACCTAAGAAACATTCCTGTTCCTGGTGATAAGTTAGCATACGATGATTTGCGTATTGCATTCATGGTCGATGAGAACATGGAGAATTACTTGCAACTTTATCGTTGGATGACTTCATTAGGATATCCAGAAGAGATGGCACAGTATTCTAGACTAGGTGATAAAGAAAGACTTTTACCAGAACCAGGCGTTAATGATACTAATACAGATAGGTCAGACGGGACATTGTTGATACTAAGCAATTCTTTCAACCCTACAGTAAAGGTAAAGTTTAGAGATTTATTTCCAATTTCGTTGAGTGGAATACCTTTTGATAATACTAAGGAAACTCAAGAATTTTACACAGCAGCTGCAACTTTCAAGTATACTATGTTTGATGTGATTGATATTGATGGAAAAAAAGTATAAAGGAGAATCGCTTTACGTCAGAGAATATAAGAATGTCTTTGACAGTAAACTATGTGACACGTTGGTGGACACATACGAAAGACTTTGGAAAGAACAGTCAGACCTTCTAAAAAAATTAAGTCTTTGCTACACCGATCAAGGTGTAAAAACTTGTGGTGCATGTGATTGTCAAAGACTTGACATCATGCAGCATAAAGAATTCAAGGAACCATTTCAATTAGTAATAAAAGGTATACAATCTACATTATCACAGTATAAGATAGATGTAGACATGCATCAATCACAGTGGCCTACAAAGTATGCTTTTGAAAATCTAAGAATCAAAAGATACTTATGTGATACAAATCAACAACATGATTTTCATTCTGATGTTAAAGATAAAGATTCTGCAAAAAGATTCTTTTCTATTATATGCTATTTGAATGATGATTTTGATGGTGGTCATACTTTGTTTCCAATGTTTGATCAAAAGTTCAAACCATCAAAAGGTACTATACTATTGTTCCCATGTACTTGGAGTTACCTTCATAAAGGTAGTGAGTGTACAAATGGGTATGCAAAGTATATACTAGGTACGTTTCTAAACTATGTGACTGGTCATGAGACTGTTAGGTCTGGTGACAAAATATTGGGTAAACCACAATGAAATCTAATCCATGTACAGTTGAAGCAATACAAGACATGTGGACTAAAGATTCAGTTATGAATCAAGATGAACTTGATAATGAATCCTTACGTATACCACAACTACATGCCAAATATTACGACCTATATAATACGATACTGCTTATGCGGAAACGTGATGAGCAGCAGTATTCTTCTATTCTATTAGATCGTAGAAAGTATTACACAGGAAAGGCTACTGCAGACATATATGCAGAAGAACCATTTCCATATAAAGTTAGAGATAAGGATGACTTAAAGTTGTACCTTGACTCTGATGAAAAATTGAGTAAGACTAAACTCAAGTTAGAATACTACGATGCTATGCTCAAGTATCTTGAAGAGATACTAAGACAAGTTTCTAATAGAACCTATCAGATAAAGAATGCTATTGAATGGCGTAGGTTCTCCTCAGGCTATGGCTGATCTTGTTATTAAAAAGAAGAATGAAGTATACCTTCAGATAGAATGTGACCCTCATATAAGGCATGAGTTACAGGATGAGTTTACCTTTGATGTACCTGGTGCAAAGTTTATGCCACAGTACAGAAGCAAGTACTGGGATGGTAAGATAAGATTATTCAATTTACAAAAGAATGAAATATATGTTGGGTTACTTGATAAGGTAACTTCTTTCTGTAAGAGGTATGATTATAAGTTTGAATTTTTAGACACTAAGTATTTTGGGTTACCATACGAAGAGAATGATAAGGTATCTGAAGAAGGTGTCAGAGATTATGTTACAGCAATATCTAAGTATAAACCTAGAGGGTATCAGATAGAAGGTGTCTACGATGCCTTGAAGCGTAATAGAAGACTTATAATATCACCAACTGGTAGTGGTAAATCTTTGATGATATATGCTGTCACTCGATATCATCATGAACAAGGTAGAAATATACTAATAGTTGTTCCTACTACCTCTCTGGTAGAGCAAATGTATAAGGACTTTATAGATTATGGTTGGAACGTAGAAAAAATTGCTCATAGAATATATGGTGGTAGGGATATGCTAAGTGATTGTCCTGTTATTATATCAACTTGGCAATCAATATACAAGCAAGATAGGAAATGGTTTCGTAAGTTTAGTGTAGTAATAGGTGACGAAGCACATCAGTTCAAGTCCAAATCATTAGTTAGTATCATGACTAAACTAGATGATGCTAAGTATAGATATGGATTTACTGGTACGTTAGACGGTACTCAAACACATAAGTGGGTATTGGAAGGACTATTCGGACCTTCGTATAAAATTATCAATACAAAAGATCTTCAAGATGCAGGATACCTTGCCAAATTAAGTATAAAAATACTATTACTAAAACATGATCCTAAAGAGTTTAGTATGTATGAAGATGAAGTTCAATATATTATAACACATGATAAGAGAAATAAATTTATTAAAAAACTAGCATTGGATCTAAAAGGTAACACTCTAATACTATACAGTAGGGTGGAAACCCACGGTCAGGTGCTATATGATCTAATAAATACAAATGAACGTAAAGTTTTTTTCATTCACGGTGGCGTGGATGTTGAAGAACGTGAACAAGTACGTACAATTACAGAGAGAGAAAACAATGCGATCATCGTTGCGTCTTATGGTACTTTCAGTACTGGCATTAACATTAAGCGGCTGCATAACATCATCTTTGCTAGTCCCAGTAAATCCAGAATTAGAAACCTCCAGTCCATCGGTAGAGTCCTAAGAAAGGGTGAAGGAAAATCTCTGGCAACTTTGTATGACATAGCTGATGACACTAAGAAAGGTTCAAAACAGAACTATACTTTGAATCATCTTATTGAACGCATCAAATACTACAACGAGGAAAAATTTAATTATGACATCATCCAAATCAGAATCTGAATATGATGAATTTCTTGCGTCTATAAAGTTAGTAAGTGGTGAAGAAATTCTATCAAAAGTTGTAATAGATTCAGAAGATAGTCAAAAAATAATGATTGATAATCCTGTGATATGTGAGGAGGTTCGCTCCCCTGGAGCGAATATCCCTATGGGATATAAATTTGAACCTTGGATGAAATTGACTGATGAAGAATGTTTTATACTTAATCTTGATAAAGTTATTACACTATCAGAAATAAAAGATGAGATGGTTCTTGATACGTATCATCAAATAGTAAGGAATGGTTTCAAGAGAACTCATCCAGATTTGAATCGTGAAATGGGGTATATAAACTCTGTAGAAAAGTCTAGGAATATTATTGAAAAATTATTTAACGATGACGATGCTTCTAAAGAACCTAAGAAAGATTAATAAAGGTTCGTCTGAACAGCGACACTGTTAGTGTACATGTAATTGTATATCTTGTCAAGCTGTGCTATAATGATTACATACAAGTCATGACATAATGGTACGTAAAAGATCAGAACACTATGTAAATAACAAGGAGTTTCTTGCTGCCATTGTTGCATATAAACAATCTATTGTAGATGCTGAAGGTCTTGGTCAACCCAAACCAAGGATCACAAACTATCTGGGTGAGTGCTTTCTAAAGATTGCTACACACCTTTCATATAAACCAAACTTCGTGAACTATATGTTCAAGGATGATATGATATGTGATGGTATAGAGAACTGTGTACAGTACATAAACAACTTCAACCCTGAGAAATCAAAGAATCCTTTTGCATATTTCACTCAGATTATACACTATGCTTTCTTACGTAGGATACAGAAAGAGAAGAAGCAGTTAGAAATAAGACAAAAGATTATAGAAAGATCTGGGTATGACGAAGTTTTCGTCGCAGACGAAGCTGGAAAATCATCTGAGTACAATTCAATTAAAGATGCAATACAGTATAGATTCAACAACAGATGAAAGTTGCAATCATAACAGATCAACACTTCGGATTCAAGAAGGGA